TCTCACCTTCCCCGCCTTCGGCTTTCGGCTCCGGTTCGGGCAAGATGCCCGTGGCGCGATAGGCGTCCGTCATCGTTTTAATGTCGGGGTTGCCGAGCAAATCCCTCACGTGTGAGGCTTTTGCCAGTTTCATCCATCGCTGGCACGTTTGCAGGGACACATCGACCCCGCAGCCTTCCATCCAGTTCTCAAACTCCCCGTGCGGCACAATGTCCTTGGCCTTGTTCATGATCTCGCCCGCTTTGATCGCGTAGCGAATCGCCATTTGGCCGTAACCGACCGCCGAAGCGGCCATCTTGTTTGCCTCTCCTGCGGCAACTTTCAGTTGCTCGGCGCAGGCATCGGCGGTTTCAAGTTGCTGGACATCGAAGCCCAGAACTTCGTGAACGAGTTGTTCGGTTGTTTGCATAATTTGGATTTTCTTTCTTTGTGAATCCGCAGAGCGCGGGTTCGATATGATTCGCGGGCGGTGTCAGACTTCATGTGCCGCGCCGTGGGCAGTTGCAGATCGTCCTTGATCGAAACGATGACCTTGGAGACGGCGGCACGGGTCACGCCGTATTTCTTAGCGATCTCGGTCTGCGACTCCGGTTTGCGGTTGATGACGGCGAGATAACATTCCGCCTTCATCGCGGTCTGGCGCGTCTGCGAATTGGTCAACGCTTGCAGGAGGCGAATCGCTGCTTCATCCCCGAAGGTGCGGCTGGCTCCGTGTCCGTGTTCCTGCGCGTCCCACTCGCGCCAAAACTCGCGGAAGACTTCCAGCGACCACCAATTCAGCAGCGCGACTTGCGCGGCAAGCGAGGGCGGCGGCGGGACGCGAAGCCGTGCGTCGAGGAAAACATCCTCGGCGGTGTCGTGTGGTAATTCGGGGCCGCAACTTGCTTCCGCATAGTCGGCGGCATCGGAGAATTTAGTGTCTGGATGGGCCATTACGGCCCCGGAGCGTCACGCGCATGGCGCGAGATATACAGGACGCGAACTATTTGTCAAGCCCCTCGTCTCGCTTCTTGCGCCTCGCCTCCCCGGACTTGATCCCGGCCAAGCGGTAATGCTCCTTGCTGCGGGCCTTGGCCTTGCCTGTCCCTGCCTTGCCGCCCCTCTTGCCGAGGGCGGCGGCGGCTTTGGATATTGCGTCACTCATAGCTTGATCCAGTTAGGAGCCTGCCACGCCACGCCAAGGGCAGCAAGTTCGGGATGGGCGCGCTTGCAGTCTTCCAGCGGCTGCGGAATCGCGGTCGGCTGGCCGCGATACATGGGCGTGGCCTCGCCGTCCGCATTGATGCTGATGTAGTCGCGGGGCAATTCGCGCATCATGGCGAAGACCTTGCGCTGCTCGGCCTCCGGTGCTTTGCCGCTCAAGGCCATCCAAGCGGCCTGCACTTCGTTGAGTCGTGCCACGTTCATACGGCAGCGGGGCTTGCGGTTACGATATACTCGTCCCGATCAAACTCGACCACGATGATGTTCTGCGGCTCGCCCCCGTCAAGCTCGGCCTTGGGCGGCACGGGCTTGACCGGGAACGGGATGATCTTGTCGGACTTCATGGCAAGACCTCCTGCGCGTTGAGCGGCAAGACGAGTTGCGGATCGGCCTGCTCCTTGCGGGCAAGCTGGACGGTGTGTGCGTGTTTGACCGCGACTGTTGCGAATTGAAGAACGGCGTCGAGGCTGTAGTCGTGGTGACTGTTAAACTCGGCGGCGGCTTGAAGGATTGAGTGGATGTTCATTGTCCAATCTCCTTGTTGTGCGCATCGCACAGGGCTTGCGCCTCGGCCTGTCCGTTTTTGCCAAAGCGAGCGTAAGCCGTGCCAGACAAGTGGCGGTCGCGCTCGCACTTAACGTAATAGCCTTCGCGCTTGCCGTTGTTCGTTGACCACCAGCAAACGTGCCAAGGTTGAGCGCGGGCCTCCTCGGCCCTGCGCTCAATGAAGTTGCGGTCGCGCTGCCAATACTGACTGCGAGCGCGATCCGCTAGGTATGCGGCAATCACCTTGTCGGTGATCGGCGTTGTGTGTTTCGTGTTCATTTGGTTCTGTGTTCGTTGTGGTTCGCCGTCCCATGCCGCCCCCGACTTGCGGGGGCGGGAGGGAGGTCAGGCAGCGCGCTCCGCGCTAAAGATCGGGGCCATACTGTAATCGTCGGGCCGCAGGTATTCGATGCCGCTGCAATCCGTCTTGATCTTCGTGCGGCGAATTTCGCCGTTGTATTTAATGGTTGCGGTCTTTGCCGTGCGCTTGATGACGAACAACTCAAAAAAGCAGTTGCTATCGCAAATGCTGCGAGTGACGTAACGGGCGGCGGCTTGGATTTGTGTGTTCTGTGTTCTCATTACCCCGATAAGATAAAGCCAAGCGCTTGCCTTTGTAAAGAAAAAGATTCGCCTTTTTTAATCTTTTTTTCCCACCCCCTAACCCCTTGAAAATAGGGGATTTACGCGCTTGCCTTCTCTGAAGGACGCTCGGCGGCGGGGGTAAGAACCTTGGCGAGCAGGGCCGCGACGATCTGCATTTTCTCGCAGTCGCGGAGGTGATTCGGGCGGGACTTTACGACTACCCACTTCGACGCGACCGCGCCCGTGACCGGATTCCGAAGGCGTTTCTTTACGGTGCTTGCAAGGTGTTCGTGCCAATCAAGCGGGAAGTCTTTCGGGAACTCCCAGCGCGGCGGCTCGGTGCGGCGTAGTGCGTCGAGGATGTCTTCGCACGTTGGCGCGGAAAACTTGATGAGCGGACAAGTGCGACGAGCAAGCGTGCCGCTGTCCCATCTCCCACCGCCCGCAGGATCGCCGCGTTCCGGGCGAGCGTAAGCGCGTTGCACTTTGCGACCGTTGTCGTTCCACGTGAAACTCTCGTTGTCCGATCCGCGCAGGGCGACATAGCCGAAGCGGCAGCAGGCAAAATAAACTTCCCGCGAGGCAAAGGCGGAATCGACGAAGACGCAGGGAGGGCGGATTTCGTTTTCCTCGCGTAGCTTTTCCAAGTCATCCCACGTTTCGATCCGTCCCGCGAATCTTCCGCGCGAGCGTCCGTCTTTTGACCAATCGCGGATGACGCACCAAAAATGTCGCCCGCCTTGGTCTTGAACGTCCACGGTCATTGCGGAGAACTCGGCCTCGTCCCAGCGGTCGCCGCTCATGTAATCGCTGGCGCTGGCTTTGACCTCTTGTTCCTTGTCGGCGTCTTCGACCCAAGGCTCGGCCAGTGCGCCGTTGACGAAATCTTGCAAGCCGAGGAGCGAGGCTTTATCGGCAAGAAACTTCACGGCCAATTCCCCGAAGCTGCACGACTTCCACGGGGCATAAAGCGAGTTGAGATGGTAGCTGCGGCGTCCGGGGCTGGCGTTGGGGTTGGTCGGACGCCATTCGCCCTCGCGCAGCATCTTAGTCTTGTGGCCGCTGTCGATGCGCCCCTTGCAATGTTCGCACTCGTAGTAAGCCGACAGGCGCACGGCTTCCTCGTCCCATTTGCCGTTCTCGTCACGGGCTTTCTCGTCCCACTTTACGCGGCCCCAGAGCAGACGTTGCTTCTCGCCGCAGTGCGGGCAGGGCACGAAATAGAAACGCTGGTCGCCCGCCAAAAATGCCTGCCAAATTTCGCCGTCCTCGGTGGTTGGCGTGGATGTCTTGACCCGCAGGGCGTTGGTGAATGACTTCGTTCGGTTCTCGGCAAGGGCCACGGCCCCGGCTTCGCGGGCACTTGGTTCGGCAAATTTGTCCACCTCGTCGAGTATGAGCAGGCCGATGGGGCGAGAGGCCAAGTTGGCCGGGGAGTTCGACCCGACGAAGTTGACCGTGCAGTCGCGGAATTGCTGCTCCAGCGTTTTGTAGCGGTGCGGGTTGTAGGGCTTGAGTGTGGCGAGGCGCTTGCAGTCATCGACCATCGGTTGCCAGCGGTTCTCGGAGAACGAGCGCACGAAGTTTTCATTCGGCGCGACCCACAAAGTCGGGCACGGGTTATTGACCAACCGCCACGCCATGCCGATCAAGACGATGGTGGACTTGGCCGTCTGTGTTCCGAAGCAAAGCGTCATGTCGCTGACGCGCGGATCGCTGAACGCCGCCAGCGGTTCGCGAACGTAAGGCGTCAAGAGCGTGCTATACGGCCCCGGTGTCTCGGTCTGACGGCGGGACAGGACAATCTCATCCTCGGCCCACTGATAAACTTCGCGCGTGTCGATTGGCGCAAAGACATCACGCAGGCTACGGATGACTTCGGCAGTCAACGTCATGGCTCAACAAATCGCGCAAGGCGTTGCGCTGGCGTTCCAGTTCGCGCGCAAAGTCGGCATCGACTACTTCGCCGCCCTGCCCCGCGAAGGGTTCAAAAGCCACGGCATCGGTTTCGGGCGTGTCCGTCATGCCGCTTGAGAGTGGAGCGCTGGGGTCGGTGTCGAGCCGCCCTCTCCCGCAAGGTTTGCGGGCGTGTCCTTGGTGTCACTTCCAGCGCGTTTTGGGTATGGCCGCGAAAGCGGCAAAATCTTTTTCCTCATCTCGCTGTCAAGCGGCATGAGGTAGCGGTGCTTTCCGGGCGTGCGAATAATCTGACACTGGCTCGGCTTTAGAGTCTTTCGCTTTGCGCCTTGCTGTATGTTCCAGCCCTTTTCACTGACTTGTCGTGAGTGTAGCCGCTTGCCGTTGTGCCAGTATTCGCAGCTTGGCGCAGTGCTTCCGACATATATCCAGTTGCCAGCTTGATAGATTCCGCCGTGATGTCCTTTGTGCGGATCAGCAAAAGAAACAATGAGCCGCAAGCGAGGGCTGTTTTTGCCGAGAAACATCATTGCCAGCTTAACGATCTTGCTGACTGATGACTGATGAGTGGTGAGAGCAACGCGCGTTAGCTCACAGCCCTCGTCTTGTTCTAAACCATAAGGCTTGAGCAAGTTTGACGAGGCGCCGCGCGAGAAGATAACAACGCCAATGAATTTTGCATTTTCCCACACGCCTATTTTTACAAGCGGCGGAACGGGCAAGCTCTCGCTGTAATGCCAATGCTCGCACGCATAGCGGGCAGCATCGTGCGTGGCCCAATCAATCTTGAGGTTACATTTGCTCACGGGCATCGAACTCTTGCTCGCAGTGCGGGCACTTCACTATTTTCGGCTCCAGCTGATCGAGTTTGCCTTGGTCATCTTCCGTTCCGGGTTGGAAGTCGATAGCCGCGCTGGCCCCAAGATCGGCCAACGCATCCCGGTCAAAGCCCACATCGACCATCGTGATCCCTTCCGCCGCCAGCCCTTCAAGCTCGGCCATGAGAAGCTCCTCATCCCATTCGGCAAGCTCGGCCATGCGGTTGATGGAAATGCGGAGTGCCTTGATCTCGGCTTCGCTCAAGTCATCGCAGAGCGCGACCGGAACCTCGGTCATGCCAAGACGCTTGGCAGCTTTGATCCGAAGGTGGCCGTCGATCAGTGTGCCGTCCGACTTCGCCAGCACAGGCACACGAAATCCGAATCGCTTGATCGCGGCGGCGACCGCCTCGACGGCGTGGTCATTGCGCCGGGGGTTCCCGGCGTAGGCGATCAGTTTCTCAAGCGGTAGGTTGGTGGTCTTCATAGGTTTCTTTGAAAAGGCTGCGGACGTAGTTCTCCATGACGCCTTGCGCGTGGTGCGGGTCTTGCGGGTTAAGCTGTGCGGCCAAGGCGGCAGGAGCGGCGACGAGCTTTTGCCGTAACTCGCTGAAGACGGTGCGGAAGGATCGCTTGGCGGCTTCCGTGGTCATCGTCTTGCCCGTGCGCTCCAAGAGGTCAAGCAGGTCGCGCTCGGTGTCCTTTTGCTTGGGGATGATGTTGTTCATGATCTGCGTCCATCGTTGCGCCATCGCTTCGTCGCCGCGCTTGTGGCAGGCGGCGATGCGGCCTGCGGCGTATTGGCGGCTGGATCGCTGGGCGCGCAGCATCTCCTTGCAGGACGCTTCGCTGGTGATGACTTCCTCCGGGCGCTCGGCTAACTCGACGGCCTGCTTGGTCGCCTGCGGGTCTTCATCGACTTCGACGGAAAGCTCCGGGGCGGGGTCGGCTTGCGCCATCGGGTCAGCGAGTAGCGATTTCGGGGCCGGGGCGGGGCCGGGGGCGCGTCCCGCGCGGCGGGTGGCGTTCCGGGCACGCCAGACGCTGCCGCCTTCCAAGTCGGACGGCATCCCGCGCTGCCGCCAGCGGTGGATCAATGACGGGGCCACGCCTTCATGGCGGGCTTGTTCTCTGACGGATGTGGTGGCCTCGTTCACTTGTGGCGTTCACCCTGTCAACATTCGGTGGACACTCAAAAAAATGACGAGAGTCGCGTGCCACACACCCTTTGAAAGCGCGGAAGCCTTCAAACACAACGACTTACAACAAATCAAACTGACCGACAGGCATCCGGTCGCTCTTGGCTCGGTTCTCCTCGCGCCAGAGTGGTTGCAAATTCGTGTAGTGATTGACCCGCAGCACGTGCGCGTCATTCGACAGGTCGAACGCCGCAATCGGGATCACGTGGTCGATCTCCCACTCGCCCGTGTTGTGCCAGCCCATGCCCCGCCTAAACTTTGATTCGATCCACGCGCGCGCCTCGGCGTAGCTACAACCAAGCAACTCGTTGGTGGTCAGCGACCGCCGCCCCATTAGCTTGAGCGGTTGTTTAATCCTGCGCGCTTGGCATCGCAGCATCCGCTTGATGCGCTGCTCCACAGTCAGCATCCGCTTATGCGATCCGTCCCATAGCCGCGCCTTGGCCGCAACGCCCGGATGCGTGGCGGGTAGCCCGTGCCTGTTGCGCTCCCGCAGTATCCAATAGCGCCGACCCCCTAACAGTGCTGCCGATTGCGTGGTCGGGATGGATAGCAGGGCGTGGCACTTGATGCATGGCCCATATCGTGCGCGCATCGCCTCCTGCTTTAGCCCCATGTTGTAACTTGTAGCGCATCGGTTGTTGCAGAACTTCTTTGCCGTATGGCCGCGCGCATTGATGTGAAACCCGGCCCCGCATTGCAGGCAATGGCGGCTTGATGGCGTCTTGCGTTTCGGCCCCCGTTTGCGCGGATGCGCCCACCAAAAGAACGACTCATCCAAGTCCTTCACGCTGTTGCCTCCGGTGTCATCGCCCTCTCCCTGCGCCTCCTCGCGTCCTCCCGCAGCACCTCGTCGATCAACCCCAAGCTCGCCATCCCCCGGCAGGCCCGCACCACCTTGCTTCGCTGCCTATGCCCGCGCGAGTCACACCGCCCGCGATAGTCATGCCCCGGCCCTGCCGTCTTATAGGCCGCGCTCATGCCCCCTCCCGCGTCCGTAGTGCCCGCATATCGCGTTCCACTAACCACCGCAGGCACTCGCCCCCACTGCCCACGTCCTCGACCTCCACGCACAGGTCAGAGCATTTGCCGTGGTCTTGCAGTTCGTTCATCACCAGCCGGGCGTCGAGGCCGCAGGCGGCGATGTATGCGCGGAGGGATTCGCTCATTCTCGCCCCTCCATGCGCCCAAGCACCTCAGTCTCCCCAATAGTGATTCCCCCCTGCCTCATCCCCCGCTTCACCGCCGCGCTAATCTCATGCAGCGCATGGAGCATATTACCCCGCTGGCGCGATAGCTCCCAATAGTTCTCGTTGGAACTGGCCTTGAGCTTGGCGATCTCTCGGCGCGCCTCCTCAAGCTCTTGCTTGGTGTCCTGCAACTCTTGGCCGAGGATTTTGTTATAGTCCTGCAGGATGTTGTTCTGTCTCGCCAAATCAAGGGAGCATCGTAGCTGCTTTCGCAAGTCCTCCCGCAGTTCCATTAGCTCCTCGGCTTGGCTGAAACCCATGAGGGCTGGTCTTAGCCGCGCATTTTCTTTCAACGCATCGTTGAGCTTCCGTTCCACCTTCCGCGCATCCTCAATGGGCACAAAGCCAGTTGGTCCATCGTAGTAAAGCTCTGCAGCGTCAATTTCTGGGGTCATTTCGCCTCCCTCCATTTTCCGACAGTGAACGTTCGCAGGAATGCCTTGGCTCGCTGTTTTGCTGATGCGTGAATGCAGCGAAACTGCAAGCTGGGCATTAGGCCCGTTTCCTTGCCAACGATAGCGACCAAGTGCGTGTCGTATACGGCTTGCCTGTCTTCTGGAATACGCATCTCGGCTTTGTGCATAGCGTTGAGATCGTTGCAATAGTTTGGAACTTCTGTCTGCCCATACATTAGCTTTCCACCCTCATTGACGATTTCGGTGTCCGTCCACCCACACGCTTGCGCGATGGCGATGTTGATTTCTGCGCTGGTCATTTCGCCTCCTTTTGGATGTCTGCCAGAGCCTTGCGAGCTATCTGCAGTCCCGTCCAATTTATGCTGTCTCTGTCCTCGGTGACTCTACGGCTGATGGATTCAGCCCAAAAAACACACATCTGCAACGCCTCCTTGTAAGCATCCCTCTCCCTCCGCAACACACACATGGGGCGACTGCAGGAGTCCCCGCAACTGTGGATCGTGGAGGCTTGGAGGTCGTCGATAAGCCTGTTTCGCTCCCGCTTTAGTTCACAAACTTGTTTGTGTTTAATTCTGGCGTTTTCACACGCATCTTTCCATTTGCTATGCCAATAATCCTGTGCAGCTTGGATCTCGCAAAGTCGTGTTTCGGTCTCTTTGCGAGAACGCTCCCGCTGATCGATGGCTTCGTTGGCGAAATCCAACTCGATCTGCAGTTCCTCGACCTTGCGCTGCAGGGTGTTAATTTCCTCTCTGACGAGGCATTTGTCTGACCTGTAGACGAGTTGTTCTGGTTCGTCTGCGTAGCCGTAGCTCCCGCAGGTAAACCAAATACGCGCTGTGGTTCCGTCCAGTTCTGGTGATTCTTGCGGCGAACCGCATTTCGGGCAGGTGTTCATCAGTATCTCCTTTGCAGGGTCTTGGTTGTTTGCGTGGTGATGTTGTAGAGCACCACGGTTCTGGAGTGTCTGGGGAGCAGCGTGTTAAACGCTTCGTTGGCTTCAGCTCCGATGTCGAATGGCTGCTCATGGGGCTTTCCACCTTTGGTATATGTGATCAGACATTCTTCTGTTGTTGTTATGATTTGGGTTTTCATAAATTCACCAAGAATACTCCGCGCTGGCCGTCTCGGCGTTGGTCGGTGCATCCTTGGGTCGTTCCAGCGTCAGCGTAGAAAAAGCCCGCAGCGGCCCCTTGTAGCGCCAATGCGGGCGTCCCCCGCCCCTCATGTGCCACTCGTCCGTCATGGCTTCGATTCCGTAGCACCAGCCCTTGACCTCAAAGCCTGTCATGGGGTCGCAGATGACCAGCACATATCGCCGCCCCGGATCGTCGTTGTCCCGCAGGATCAAGCTCCCGTTGAGGTGCGGGGTTGACCGCACTTCGATGTCCTCGCCAACGTCTGCTTGATTGTGAAACGTGTTGATCGCCGGGAGAAATGTGCGGCTAAACTTCCGCCCGACTACCAACTCGGCAAGGATGCCGCCTACGTCACGTGACATGACCTCGACGAAATCGCTCTGGTAGGTCGTGGCGTTATTCATCCCGCCGACCCGCGCTTCCAGATAGCGAAGCTCGGCAACCTTGACGGCCTCCATGATCGTTGCGAGACGGAAGGGGCGAAGGGTTTCGCTCATGCTCTTGCCCTCCGTATCCGCGCAAGTTCCTCGCGCACCTTTGCCAACTCCCGCTCGGCCACGGCAAGATGCGTCTGAGACTCGACGTAATGCGCGACCACGTTGTCCCGCTCCCTCTCAAGGCGCATAGCGTGCATGGTCAGTGCCACGGCAAGCGGTGTCGTGTCCTTGTCGCGGCGGTATCGACGCACCACCGAATCCGTTTCGGGCGTTTGGCGGCAGTGTGGTTCGGTCTTCATGCCGCCACCCCCACCCCGGCTATGCGCTGCCGCATTTCGCTTATGCTTGCCTTGAGCGCCCGCACCTTTGCCATCGGCTCCGCTTTAAGGCGGCGGTCGAAGCTGTCCTCGACCTGTTCCTTGTTCGACGGGTTAGCTTGGATGCGTTCGATTTCCTTGGTCGCTGCGTCAATGCGCTGTTGTGTAGCCCATACGCTCTCTGGCGCGGCTTTTTCGTTCCCGTTAGGTCTGCCTACCCCGTTGCCCCTCCGGGCGCGAATCTGCGAGGCTCGCGCCATCATGTTCGCCTGCCACTTGACGATGGGGTTGCCGCGATAGTCCGTCCATTGGCCGTAGGGGGTGATGGGTCGGGATTCGTTGTCGTGCCAAATCTCCGTTGCGATGTCGGCTTCGACTCCGATCTTCTCCGCCTCCGCTAAAAATTCTGCAAGGGCGGGGGTCGATTCGGCTTTTTGCAAGCTCCCCTCTTCCCTTCCATTACATTCCTTTCCATTCCCTTCCATTCCCTTCCGTTCAAGGTGTGCTTCAAGCACTCCTTCAAGGTGTGCTTTGCTGTTTGCTTGAAGGTGTGCTTCGTTTTTGCTTCGACGGCGGGCTTTTCCCGACCGCTTTCCGCCCAATCGGCCTGCCTCGCGGCGGGACTGAACCTCGGCCTCCTTGTCGGACGGGTAGAACGTCACGACAAGGGCTTCGCCGTCCCATTGCCACAGGTCACACTCCTCGCGGACTTCGGCCAAGGTCACGCCAGCGGTTTGCTGCCACTGACGATCCTTCCATCCCGCGCAGCCTTCGATGGTTCCCCCGTTTTCCTGCTCGCAGCAGTAGCACAGGAGGTTAAGCCATGTGCCACGCTGCGTTGGTTCGCTCCCGATGTATTCCGGGGCGCGCAGGGTCGAGGTTTTAAGGTTGAGGTAAATCATAGCGAATACTCCGCGATGCGTTTACCGCTGGCCGTCTCGACCGTGCGTTCGATGATCTCCCACTTCTCCCGCCGCAGTTCATGGATACGCGCGGCCAGACGGAAGCATTGAAAAAGCTCCAATGCTTCCAAGGCCGTGATGCGGTTCCCCTCGCGTAAATACGCGAGGATGCGGCCCGCTTGTGTCGGGCGTTTGTGCGTCTCGGCAGGCGCAAACGTCAGTTCGGGTTGCCATGTCATGGTTCCCTTCCTCCTGCCCGCAGTTTTTCGGTTGCCTCGATTAGCGCGCGGCTGGTCGATTCCAGTTCCCATGCCAACCGCTCACAGTGTTCCCGCAGCCATTCCATGCTGTCGGCAATCGGAGCGTCATCTTCCGGTGCGAGGCCGTCACAGATGCGCCGTTCATTTGCGTTCATAGCAGTTCAACCTCCTTTGCGGCTGTTTTGAGTGATTCCCTGCTTTTGCAGCGGCCTTCCAACTCGGCCATGAACTCCATGACCAAGCCGTCATTGCCGAGCCGATCCGTCAGCGTGTCGATCCATTGAAGCGCCCAAATCAAATCAAGCATAAGGTTGCTCAATTCAATGCAGGCCGTGACGATGGGATCGTTGTTGCTTTGTTGCGCGGTGGTCATTTCGCTTCCTCCGCTTGCTTGTAAGCCCAACCCGGAAGGTCGAGCGTTTGTTCATCCACGCTGTATGCGGGCCAAAGACCCGCCTCGGTGCATAGCGCGATGGTTTCTAGCGCGTAGTTGAGCGAGTTAAGCCCGACCTGCAACGCCTTGGGCGATAGCGTATAGACCGCCACTGCAAAGGGCGGGGTCTTTTCCACGGCGATGAAGCTAAACCGCTCCACCCCGGCCAACTGGCAATACATTGCCGCTTGCACGTGGTAGCCGTAGCGGAACACCGCCGCCGCGAAGTTCTGCGTGTCGCCATCCACGGCGGTCTTAACGTCCGCGACGAACCCATTGCCCAGAACGTCGATCCGTCCTTTGAGCTTGAGTCCGGTGCGATGCCCGGAGAACAGGCTGACTTCGCGCCTGCTTCCATCGAGCAACTTGCGTGCGACCGGATGGGCGGCGACTGCCGCGCTCATCCCGTCAAGCATAGCCGCTTCCTCGCCGTCGAGGATCGGCTTATCGCCCTGCGCTTCCTTCCATGCCTTTCCGTCCTTTGTGCGAAGGTCGAGGCCGTCCGGTCGTAGGGCGAATGCCGTAGCGAGCTTGTCGGGTTCCAGCACTGCCAAGTGGCAGAGCGTGCCGATGACCAAGGCGCGAGTTTCCTCGCGCTTGATCTGGCCCGTCTTGTAAGCGTGATAGTGCGCCGGGGTTTTTGGCGGCAGTATCCACTTAATGTCGCTCGCGCTGATTGCTTCGTGCGAGCGGTATTGCTCCGCGGGTAGGTCGAAGACTTGTGTAGGCATAGCTTAGAACGGGACGTTATCGTCCGAGTCCTCCGGTTGGTTGTTGCGGTTGCCGCCGTTGCCGCCCGCGTTGGCCCCTTGGCCCGTGTAGCGCCAGTTGCCAATGATCTTGCCGCGAACGCCTTTGTCGCGGAGTTCCTTGCTCACGCCTTGCACAGCGAATCCATCATCGCCGTATTTTCCTCTGCCGTCTTTGTTTTCAAACAGCACCACCGAAACGATTTTGCCGTTCTTTCCGATGATGATGTGCTCTGGTTCGATCTCGTAGGTTTTGATTGATAGACTGATCATGTTCTGTGTTCGTTTTGTGTTTGTGTTGATTACCAAGGCAGCGCTTCGTCTGCCTCGTTCGTCGCGACCGCCGCTTTTGCCGAGCGACTGCCGTTAGATTTTTCTGCCGCCTCATCCGTCATGCGCGGGGCGGGCTTGCTTGGTTTTGCATAGGCCACGGGCTTCGATGCGGCGTTTCCGTCATCATCCTCCGGGGCGATTCCGCAGGCGGACATGAGGCTGTATCGACGCGCATAGGTCAGCGCGCTTCCGTAACCCTGTGGGTCTTGCTTGCTCGCGGGAACGTGTAACGGGCCGCTGGTCAGCGTTTCGCCGCTGGCGTGGACGAATACCGTTTCGACCGTGACGCCGCTTTCGCAAGGCAAGTTGCGCTGAATAAGAGCGATGCCGTTTTGATTGAGCGCGTCGAGGACGGCTTCCACGCAAGCCGCCAAGTCGGCGTATTTGCTTTTGAAGTGTCCATTGTCGCTGGTTTTAAGCGCGGGGCCAAAAGCCGTCTGCGCCTTGACAAATGCAGAAGCAATAGCCTTACCTATTGGCTGCACTGAGTTGGATGCTTGTTCTGTGTTCATTCGTGCTAATCGCGCCGGGGGTTGCCGCCCCCGGCGTCTTTGTTTGTGTTCATGCGGGCGGCGATGCGTCCGGTGACTCCACCAAGTCGCTGCGCCTGCAAATTCCGAAAAAGTCTTGAGCGGATAAGGTCACAAGCCACGGCCTCGCGCTCGTCTTGTGAAACACGGCAGGGGTCTTTCCGATTGCCGCCGCTTTTTCTGCCTGCTCGTAAGCTGCGCGGACGTTGAGCTTTTCCACAAATTTCACTTCGGGCCAAAGGGTAGGCATTTCGGGAATCGTCACATCCGCCGCCGCATCCCCCGCAAATGATTGATGCCAGCCCGTGCGCTCGGTCTTCACAAATCCTTGCTCGCGGCACAGGTCGCGGAACATCCGCTCGCCACGCTTGCCCTTGTCTCTGGCCGCGCGGCTCATTTCTTCCGCCTCCCCTTGGCGAGCTTGCTTGCTGCCGCTTTGTAAAAATCCCGCTCTGCCTCGACTTCGGCCATGCGCAAAAGCAAATCCACAATGCTTTCAGCCATTGCGTCTATGATGGCGGGAGCATGAGCGGGGGCGCAGATCACGCTCCCCAAAACGTAATCCTTGCCCCCGCTCATAATTCGTGCGCCCCCTCCTTCATGCCGGGATGTGCTTCGCGGCGGTATTGGCGAGCCAGTGCAAGCGCGTCATCGAGCGCCAGCGTGAGGCGGCTATTCTGCTCGCGTAGAAGCTGGTTCTGCTCTTCCACCACGGCCAGCTTGCGGCGAACGTCGAGGTAGAAGTCCTCCATTTCCATCTCCGCGCTCATTAGTTCAGCCCTCCGTGGTGGCGAATCGTTTGTGTGAAGATGTCCCGCGCTGGCATTTTGCAATCGAGCAGGTCGCAATAGGCTTGCGCTTCGGGCGACATGAACCACGCCACAAGTTGCTTGTGGTCATTGGGGCCGTGCGAGGAAGCGATGGTGCGGGGAACGCAATGCCAGTAAGTGCCAAGCCTCCCGGTCGGGCCATACTTGGTAATTTCTTGCATGGTTGTAGGCCACGGCAGGCACTTCCCTTGCGGCGTGATAATTCCGTAGCGCGCAAACAGCGCAAGGTCGCTGACGGCTTGTTCCAAAACGGCCCACGCAAGCAATTCCCACGGGCTACGTTCCGGGCGCTGCTGCGTCCATGATGCGGGGGTGAGCGCGTGTATTTTCATCGCAGTAGGTTCGCTACCCAATCGGCGATCAAAACGAGCAAGACGGCGAACGCGGTTAAAAGCGCCATTGCGCCGATTGCGTTGTCTGGAGGGGTCGGAGTCATTGCGCGAGACGTTTGCGGAGTTGAGCCAAAGCCCTACGAACGCGATCCGCGAATGACGGCGCGTGACCTTCTGCCGCTCGGCGCATTGCCATGAGCAACGCGGTTTGCGGGATGCAAGGGTTGTTGCCGTTGCGGTCAATGACTGTCGGGCGGATGCTCATTTGCTTTTCCTCCGCGTGCGGGGTTTGCGTTTGTTTTCCTGCGCGAGCAGGCCAGCTATGCGACGATCCGCGAGTTCGCGTTCGGTGCTGATTCCGTTCGATTGACCAAGCTCGTAACCTCCGAGCCAAGCCAACCCGACAACGCTGATTGCCGCCAGCGAGCCGAGGATGATGGTGATGTAGTCCATGTTGTTTTGTTTGTTCTGTGTTCACTGCTCGGCCGCGCCGTTAAGGCGTTGCATGAGCAAAAGTCGGACGAAAAGCGAAAGGCTCATCCCCTGCGCGAAAGCGGCTTTGCGCGCTTCGCGGATGATGTCGGGGGGAAGGGAAATGCCAGCGGGTTTGCTGTGCTTGTGCGGTGGGATTTTACGGCGCGCCATAGGTAATATGGGCGCATCTTCTAAAGTTTAACAAACTTTGTAAAGGTAAAAAATAGGGGATTCCCCCCATACAAATAAAATTGTTAAGAATTGCCAAAGTGTGCTACTTTACGTGGGTAGCTCACTACGCACATGAACACACGAAAGACTGACGGGGAGAAGTCTCAGCCCGCAGGCATTGCCCTGCCCCGCGACTTAATCGAGGTCGGACGGGAATACGCCAAGCGGCACGGGTATGGTGGCCTTAGTGGCCTTACGCGCCATTTGCTGACCACCTACTTGGCAAAGGCCGCACAAGCTGCGGAGGACGCGAGCCAAGCAACCAAGGCCGAAGGCAAGAAGAAGGTAACAAGCGCCCGCCGCAAACTCGGTAGCGCCCGAAAGAATGAGCAATGATTTTTTCATGTCGTGGGGTATTCATATTGAGCGGCGTAGGACATCCGCAGTCTGCCCCCCCCCCCCCCCGCAAGCAACAATAACAAATGAATAGCGAAATCGTCCGGGTTGGCGGGTTCACCTGTCGCCTGTGGCGCGGATCGGACGGGCGTTGGAAATGGCACGCGCGCCGGGGCGGCAAACGGGTCATGTGCGCTGCCAAGGAATTGACTAAGGCCAAGGCGCGAGCAAAGGAACAACTTGCCCTCCTGCGAGACGGGCGCAGCCAGTTAGGCAACCTCGACCCCGCCCTGCTCTCCGAGTTCCTTGCGTGGAAAGGCCAGCGCACGGATAGCCCCCCGACCGCCGAGGCTGCACGTAATTACGTGCGTCACCTCATCGAGCGAAAGGTTCAGACCCGCACCATCGAGGGCGACCTTGCTCACTTTACCGCCAAGCACCCCGGCCCGATTGCCGATGTGACCGCCGCGCAAGTCAAGCTGCACCTTGACTCACTGGGGGTCGGGCCTCGCCGCTACAACAACGTGCGGGCCACGCTGGTCAGTTTCTTCGTATGGGCGCGCAAGCAGTCCTATCTCCCCGATTCCATGACCGCCCCGCAGCGGACTCACGCCCTGCCCGTCCCGAAAAAGCGCCCTCCGATTTACACGCCTTCCGAATTTCGTGCCTTGCTCGCCGCCGTTGCCCCGGAATGGCGTTTGCCGCTGGCGATTTGTGGTCTGGCGGGGCTACGCACTTGCGAGACGGAAAAGCTGCTGTGGCGCGAAGTAAAACTCGGCAAAAAGTTGATCGAGGTTCTGCCCGACAACGCGAAGAACACGGGCCGCAGGCGGCTTGTTCCGATTCATCCCGCTCTGATGACTTGGTTTCGCAAAGCAAAAGACTTTGCCCCGGACGATCATGTTTGCCCGCAGGATGTGCGGATCGACAACTTGGCAAAGCGCGTGAGGCGCAAGGGGGTCAAGTGGGTCAAAAACGGGCTGCGGCATGGTTACGGCTCCTACCGCTGCGCGGTCGTGAAATCCGCCGCACAGGTCGCCTTGGAGATGGGCAACTCCGAGAACACAGTGCGCTCAAATTACCTCGATTATGTCGAAAGACCCGCCGCGACAAAGTGGTTTCAATGTGGTTACTTTTCGCCCCCTTAAAAACTTAACCCCCTCAAAATGAGGGGGTTAAGATATGCCGACGGAGGGGGTCGAACCCACACTCCCTTGCGGGAAACGGATTTTGAGTCCGTCGCGGACAGAGGAAAGCAGTTAAGGGGTTTTCATATTGAGCGAAAGCAAGGTGGTTACTTTCTGGTTACTATTTGACCCATAAAGCGCCCCGTCATTGACATAATCCGCGCCTTCAATGGCGGCAATCACTCGACGTTGGAGAAAATGGATGGCCGTGTCCTGCACTCACGGACATTTAGCCGATCCAAGGGCCACCAAGGCAATGCTCAAATTCCGCGAGGCATACAAGCCCGCAACCGTCCTGCATCTCGGCGACTTTACCGATATGGCTGCGCTTCGTGCCGGGGCAAGGCGTGATCCCGATGACCCCGACCGCGCGGAAAGCATGGCCGATGACTTGCTTGCGGGATTGAGCTTCTTGCGAGAGTTGGAACCTTCCGTGATTCACCTCGGAAATCACGAGGACAGGCTTTGCGGCCTCGCGCACAGCGGCAACGCGGTCGTGAGCTACGCGGCGGGGCAAGTCCTTGGCAAGATTGAGGACGCTGCCAAGAAAATGAAAGCGAAGGTCGTTCCGTATGCTGGCCTGCGTCCGGAGGCTTGCACGCAGTTAGGCGATACGCTGTTTCTGCATGGCGTCCTCTACAACGTGTCCGCTGCTCGCGATCACGCGGAAGCCCTCGGCATGAATTGTGTTTTCGGGCATACGCATCGCGTTATGCAAGAGGCTGGTCGCTGCCAGCGCCCCGTTGTCGGTTACAACATCGGCTGCGGCGTTGATCTGAATGTCGGGTATGCAAAATCTCGCCGCGCCACGTTGGGATGGGCTCACGGATTTGCGTTCGGTGAATACAACGATCAAGCCTGCACGGTTAACCTCGTCACCCTTTCCCCCCATTACAGGCTCCCGCTATGAAGTCGCGGCCCTCAACCGCAAAGGCTGGCGGCAATTTGCCCCCCTCCCTTGATCCCGATCTCGCCAAGTGGTGCGCGGCCCTCGCAGCCCCTGCCGTGACGGACGTTGTGCCGCCCGGCTGGTTCACCACGAAGACGTTGGCCGACAAGCTCGGCAAGACGCGCCCCACGATGGCCCGACTGCTTGCTGATGCCGTAGCGGCTGGCCGCTGCGAGGTTCAGAAATTTCGCGTTAACGTGGGCAGTTTTTCGCGGGCGACTCCGCACTACCGACCGCGATGAAAAAGCCCGCCAAAGGCCAACGTCGGCGCAAGAAACCCGCTCCGACCATGCGCTTCAAGCTCGACGGCCAATGGTGGCGCGTCCGGGTGGAACGTCCACCCGACAAAGAAAAGCTCGACGGCCTGTGCCACTACAAGAAGCGCACCGTATGGCTAAACCCCGAAGCGGTGAAAGGCGATTTGCTCGGCATCGTCACGCACGAACTGACGCACGCCTGCATCCCGCCAACCGACGAAACACACGTTCGCGATCTGGAACGGCTGGTCTGCGCGGTTGTTCGGTGGGCGGCGACTCGATGCAATGACGGAAAGATCAGCATCGGGAGGCATAAGGCTTCGTGACTTTCTGGCCCTTACTCGCCTGCACCGGCCTCTACGTCCTCACGGCGGCAGGCTTCCTCCGCGACGGCAACGGGCCGATGGCCGTGGCCTTCGGCGGGTATGCCCTGGCGAATGTCGGCTTCCTTTGGCTTACTTGGCGTTAATGTTGCACCAAGCTGTCACTTTCTGACAGTTTGTGTCTACGTTTTGCAGAAACTTCGACACATCCCGCCAACGCGTCTAAGCCATCGACACGTTGCCGTTGTATTATTAAACGATACCGCCCCTCGCTTGAATAGCAGTGCGCGCTATTAAAGAGCCGCAGCAAGATACGTCCGAAATCGCGCCAGTTCGCTCGGCCTCAAATCATCCTTCCGCCCCGGCGAAACAGTGCGGTGGTCTGTTACATCTTTGAGGCCAAGTTTATAACGGCGCATAACGGGCACCAGATACTCGGCCATGCTCGCCATCGCCGCATCGGCCAGCGGCTCTTTGTTCGTGTCGCCCGCGAAGCTCGCCCCGACCGACCAGCTATTCAGATCACGCTTTCCCCGCCAAGAGGAAACGCCAGCGTGCCACGTTCGCTGTTCTGGAACGGCGAACACGGCGCGCTTGCCGTCAGGCGCAACGAGCACATGGTAGCTGACGCGGCTCTGTGGGTTCTTTATCCACGCCACCCCGCCCGCGTAGCTGCCGCCGCTGTGATGAAGGACGATAGCCTTCGGGATGATGGGCTTGGCCGAGACGTTCGGCGTCTTGGCTTTAGTTTCGGGGTAGCTTTTTGGTGTGGCGCTTTTTGATTTCGGCTTCGACGCCTCCGCCTTTGCGGTGGTGTTCGGCGCGGGCGTGGAGTTCTTCGTGGACGAGGCCGAGGAGCTTGGCGAGGTCGGCAGACGGCCAACCTTGGACGCCTTTAAAAAAGGAAGAGACAGCAGGCATTTTCGTAACCAGTTCACTTCTTGTGGCCGCTCTCAAGCGGCTTTTCCAAATTGACGAAAAACTGTTTCGTCTCGAAATTGTAGCCCCCGCCGAGCTTCATCCCCGCGCAGCCCGTGAGGGCCAGCGCGGCCAGCGCCAATAGTGCGAGGCGCATGGATTACTTCTTTGCGTCGGCTGCGAAGATAAGACCGATCCCGGCCAGCGCGGCGGGGATCAGGGCGGGATCAAACGGTTGCCCGTTGATGAGCGCTTTCGCTATTCCGAGAGCGGCACAAACTGCCGTGATAATGCCCGTGGCGGTGGTCTTCCAGTTCATACCCCGCGCAGGGGTGTCAAAGCCTACCCATTCGCTATTCGCGCATAGCAAAAATGCGAGAGCCGCCCGGTGAGGGGCGGCCCTGCGTTTTCCAAGGAGGAGGTATGGAAATTAAGATTGCAGTGCTTGGACAGCCTCCGCACTCGCCTCCGCAAAGCTCGCCTGCGGCTGGCCGAAAGACTCCTGTGGTGCGGGTGTCGGGGATGCGGCCCATGAAAGCATCACGGTTTCCAGCCATGTCTTGCAGGCGGTCATCTTTTGACCGAGGGGCTTGCCTGCTTGCACCAAGGCCATTTCAAATCTTTGCAGGGCGGCGATTTGGTAGGCGCTGAAGTATTGGCTGACAGCCTCTTCAGCGGTCATCGTCGCCACAGGCGGCACGATCCAAGCACCATCCTGCCACACGGCATCCGCTGACGGCGCTGCGGGTTGAACGGCCCAATCGTCGGCTTTCGGGTTGCCCGCCGTCACCCAAGCAGCCATCTGGTCGCCAAGGTCGCGGACATCGGAGGGATCGGAGATGCGGTAGTATAAGTTAGGCATAAACTCGCGGGTGGTTGGCGACGGTGGCGTTGCCGCTTGTATTGGTCAAAGCGTTTGCCGCTACAACGTCTTGCAAATTTCTTAAAAGCGGAATGTGAGACAATAGCTTGTCGGGCCTAATGTTTGACGGCGTAAAACCTTTAGAGAGAGATGCGATTTCTTCTGCAGTCAGTGCATCTTCCCAAGTGGAAAATTCTGCCATCGCTCCAACGCTATAAACATTGTTTGCCCTGTTCCATCCTATGTTAAGCTGTTGGTTAACCGCATTGCTGGATAGTGAGGACGGTATACTTCCAGAGAATGTAAGGGACTGCGAAACTCCGTTAACATAGCCATTCAGTCGCGTTGCATTAGTGGGCTGTGTTCCGTCAAATACCATTGCCCAGTGGTTCCATCCTGTTATGTTTTGCAATGTATTTCCGTTTCCATTTGCTGAAGATCCATTACAAATGACGAAATACATCCTATTGTCAGTAAAGTGAGTGATATGCGATCTGTGGCTCGTTTCCGTCACGCCGCTGCCAGAATTGAATCCAACACCTTGCTGAGAGCCTGAAGAATCGCGCCTTATCCACAGAGCCAATGTGAATTTTGTAAGTCCAAGGTGGCTGGTATAGGTTCCAGTAATGTTTGCCTGTGGGCTGGCTGTAAATCCGTAAGCCATATTTACGCCGCGCTCCTTACTTCGCAAACGACCAACTCCGCATCGCCTGTCATGGTGTCGCTGGCATTGTTCGCATCCCGCGTGACCTTGAGGCGGTAGCCGTCACCCGCCGTCACGGAGTCGATGGTGGTCAGGGTGATTTCGGTCACGGTCAAGATGCCGCTGGTGCCGTTGGCCGCTGCGGTGCCGCTGGCAATGGTGTCGAAAGAGTCTGAATCCAAGCCGGTGGTCATGCGTTCCAAAGACACATCCCAGACCACGTTGCCAGAGGTCGCGGTGGTTGCCATCCAGTGCAGGCGGATCTTGAGGCCGCTGCCGAGTGAGGCACCTTCGGGGATGATGCCCATGAATACAGCGGACTCGTCGGTTGCATCGTCGAAGTCTAAACATGGTATGCTCGACCTCGTATCCAGTGTCGCAAACGCAGTGCTTGGAGGGGAATTTTCTAATCCTGCCACAAAAACGGCGTAGGTCTTTGATCCGCCGCTGGCTGTAGCCGAAAGCGTATCCCCCGACACACTCAACCCGCTGCCAATAATAAACCCAATCGCCTTGGATTCCGAATCGTCCCACCCGTAGAGCTTATCGGCAGCCAGATCGTCGGCCACAAGGTCGCTGCCGCTGACCGAAAGGATGTCCGCGAGGGTCGTGCCGACTGCGGAGATGCCGCCCGACCCCGTAGCCGAAAGCTCCCCCGCCGAAAGGCTCAAGCCCGATCCGATTTGGATCTCCTCGATGGAGCCTGTGCTGGCGGTTGTTCTTCCGAGGATGCGGGCGGTGGCTTGGGTTAGGCCAGAGGTGGTGATGGAGCCAGAGGCGGCGAAGGCTGTGGCATCCTCTGTGGCCGCAGTTCCCAAGCCCGCAACATTAGCCGCATCAATGCTAAAGTTGATCAGTGCTCCATTTTCAAAATCAATAGATGCGCCAAAGCCAGCAAGCTCCCACACTCCAGTTGAAGCATTCAACGTCAAGTCTCCACCCCCAAAAGTTAGACCGCCATTTCCTGTATTCAGCCCTACAAAAGTTGGGGTGGCAGTTGTGTTTAAGTCTTGGTCAAAAATCTCATCCGCGCCATCAGGGAGGTGGCTTGCAGCATGAAGATTCGGGTCGCGGTCATCGCTCAACCGAACATCATCCCCAGCGCAAAAGCTCCCTGCCGTGTTAGAAAATGACCCCGCCTCGATGACGCCATTTGTGCCTGTTTTTAAGGGGAGGTTGGCGGTGGTGCCGATGGCTCCCGCGTTGGTTAGGTTGCCGTGGGTGTGGTTGCCCTCCGCAAACTGCCCTGCCCCCGTCCCAAAAGCAGAAGCCTCGACCGCGCCGCCGCTGCCAGTCTTTAGCGGGAGGCCGCTGCTTGTGCCGACCCGCAGCACATCGCCGACAAATTGAAATTGCTGCGAGGCCAATGTGCCGAAGTTGGCTACATTGGCGCGCTGCACATTTCCTCCGCTCCATGTGGTCTGGTGTGGAAATGACTCATCATCGTCGGCGCTGCTGCTGACGATGTTTGCCGTGAGCGGCGAGTTTTCAAAAATGTGCCACCGCAGACTTTGGAAGAATATTCCGAAAGTGCGGTTGAGTTTGTAAACAGGCTTGCCGTTGAGCGTTAGATCGGTCGGCCAGTAGATGCCGTTGCGGCCTTCGGCAAAACTTTGGGCAAGCACAGGGCCATACGCTTCGTCATCGGTTAGAAAAACCTCGGTGCCATCGTGAGTGTGCGTGGCGGCGGCGGCTCCTACGTCTACCGCGCTCAAGGAAACCGCACCCGTCTCGCCATTCACCGAAGACACACCGCTGGCCGGGGCTGCGCCCCATTCGGGTATGCCGCTGGCGGCAACTTTAAGAATCTGACCCGCCGCGCCGATAGGGAGGCGGGCATTGGTATTGTTTGCTGCTCGATAAAGCGTGTCGCCCGTGGTCGTGAGCGGTAGGCCCGCTACATCGCCGGGGTCGCCTTTAGGGCCAACTGGCCCCTGCGGGCCTTGCGTGATTACTTCGACCGCCTCGCTGGCGATGGTCTTAATCTCGATGACCTCACTCACCGCACGACCTCCCGCGAGACTTTGGCAATACCCTCAACAAGACGGCGGATTTTAGATGAAGGATCAGTTACTTCGATCGCATAGACGTAACTCCCCGCCGT